GAAAGCTACCATCTTATAAGCAGCGGTGAATGTGACCGCCACCATTGTATTTATACATCAAGGTCGGTCTATAATGCTTATAAGATGGCAATTATGCAGAATTCAATTTTAATTAGTGATGCGCAGGTGAGACCTGGAGGCATCAGCGTAGAGGAGGGCATCAATTCCCTCAAGTGTGCAATCAAGCGTGAGGCTAAGCGCCTCATGACTACCAGGAGCGAGACCTTCAGCTGTCTCTGCGATGAGAGCGTGACCTATGGAGAGGTTGTGCTCACCATGGTTGGTTTCGCAGCTGTGATGGCGATGGTCATGATTGGTGGTTTCATTTTCGGAGGGGAGGTAGCATAATGGTAAGCAGAATGACTACAGAGCTGTTTCATGCTCAGCTGGAGGAGAACATCGTGAGAGCTGCTGACGAGCGCAAGCGCCATCAGGCAGAGCTGCAGGCTATCAGCCGGAATTACGAGGAGACGTTGGGTAATATTGAACGCATGGAGGATGAAGCAGGGGAAAGCTACCGCTGTGCCCGTAATGCTTTCGAGAAGGCCAAAAATGAATATCAGGAAGAACTCCGTAATTGCAGAAAGCTTCGCAATGAGGCAGGATTTCGCAGAGACAAGGCGAAGGTCGAGGAGACTAATCTTTGGACACTCAACAACAATACCATCCAGAGCGACCGCCACAACATCTTTGAGAGATACCGAGAAGCGGGGGGGTACTTTCGGGAGCAGAAGAAGGACTCCTGCACCCAGGCTGGAAAAAAGACAAGAAAGGAGGAGTGAGTGATGAAGAAAAGTAGAAACCGCAGAAGACGCACAGTAAAGCTGACTACCAAGGACATCAGCAAGTGCAAATACTTCATAAATATTGGCAAAAAAATGAACGCCCATAAGGTGGAACTCAAATTTCAGAGAAACTACAATACAATGGGTTCTGTTGTTTTCATCGATGATGCGTCACACAAGCAGACTGTTATCCGATGGCATGATCATCGCTACTATGCTCTTCGATTTGGAGCTAAAGAGGCTAAGCCACTCAATATGACTCTGGCCAAGTGGAAAACCATAAACAACGATTAGGCATGAAAAAGAATAAGAAGAAAGTCAAGAGAGACGTTCTCTTGCTATATTTCCGCCGCCGTCGCATTCGCAATGCGCTCGAAAGACGCTGGTGGGAGCTTGATATCAAGCGTAAGGAGCTATACAAGCTCGTGGAGTACGCCAAGATTCAGTCAAGATACTGTAATGATCTGGACTGCCACCGCATTGTCGGCAGATACCTCAGAGAACTGGAGCGAGAGGAGATACGTGTTACCAGACTTCAGACCAAATACGACCTTTGGGCTTCCCGTCTGGGCTACTGGGTTGACCTCTATGAGACGGCATTGAACCGCCTGCACCCTGGAGACGATATTTAAGTTTCACCCTTTTAAAAAAGAATATTATGACAAGAAATACAGATTATTTCGACAGCGAGCAGTTTGAGCAGGATCTGCTCAACGCTTACTTCCATTTCCGCTGCAACCTCCCTATGAAGGATGCAGACACCGGTCTCGACTACAAGAAGAGTTTCAAGACCACCCAGGACATCGCCACGGAACTTGATGACATGGGCGGTGTCAGTATAGGAGCCATCAACCAGTACCTGCAGGCGCATGACTACCAGGTAGCCACGCAGCCAGACGGCACCGTGGCATGGGCTATATGGGAGAGAGTTGTCAAGCCGGATAGTCTGGTTTAAGTTAAAAACTCATATAAATTTCAAGTACTACCATGTATTATGAATAGTTTTTCGTATCTTTGCAGTACGAAAAATTTTATAAAGTCTGAAAAGCTTTGATGCGGCTGACCGCCCGTGAGGGTAGTCAGCCGTATTTTTATTTTTATCCCCTCCATATTATCTTTGCACAAAAAAAGATAATATATGACCATCACATCACTTCCGTCGGGCAGCTTCTTCCTTGAAAACCTCCCCGACATCGATATTCTCACGGCCAAGACGCGCCTGCTCGTCACCATCAAGATAGGTGACGATACCATCTACGATGAGTATCTCTATCCAGCCGATGGAGAGGTCACCGTGAGCGACCTTGCCGACATCTTCCGTCCCTATGCACGCCGGAGGCTGGCAGTCACAGCCACCATCACCATCGCCGAGGAGCAGGTTCCGGAATCCGGAGACACCGACTCGGCTACAGTCACCGATACGCAGAAAGCCACCTTGAAGGTTTACTATTCCACCGTGGACATCGTGGGCGTGGACTGCTCCACATTCCTCAATACCCACTTCCTCACCCTGCTGGAGGGGCACAAGACCACCTACATGGGGCGACTGGAGTATCTTCACTACATGGGCAAGGACTCGGCAACAGTCACCGCACACTACGCCGACAAAACTACGAAACCGTTTACCGCACCAGCCGTCGGCGGCAATGACATCTACACCACCATCGACGTTTCTCCGTCTCGTTTCGAGACCGAGGGCACCGACCTTCTCTACTACGTGGTAGAGGCAGGCTCACGCTCCATGACCCTCATCATAGACAGCGAGGAGCGTGATGTGGCACCGACTCTGCTCTTCACGAACTCGTTCGGTTGCCAGGAGCTCATCTACTGCACGGGCAAGCACGAGGTTGACCCGCAGTACACCCGCGATGCAGCCTACATGGGCGGCATCAGGGTAAACTACCGCATCACCGAGCAGCGCACCTTCAACGCCGATACGGGCTATCTGGGCACCGACATGGCCAACTGGGCAGATGACCTCTTCCGCTCAGACGAGGTCTATCTGGTCAACTTCATCGGCGGCGTTGCCAAGGTGGGCAAGCGTGTCACCCTCTCTGACTCCAAGTCCAAGCGCGACAACCTGCGCGACAGCGTGCCACGCTTCACCTTCAGCTACACCTACGCACAGCGCCAGCACAATGTGCTTGACCTGCAGCGAGCCGGCCGTATCTTCGACAACACCTTCGACAACACCTTCAACTGATGAGACGCACGGCTTACCACCTCACAGAGGTGCTGCGCCTCCTGGCAAAGGCAGAGCGAGACCGCTCTACCATTAACCTGAAGGCGTGGACATCAGACGGCGAGACCGTCGATTATACAGGATGGCTGGTCAGGGGCAGCAGCTGGCGTGGCGGATTCCACCGCCTCGTCAACCCGGCAAATGCCGAGGTTCGCACCGTTCCGGACATCTACATTCACCAGTTCCTGGGCTTACCAGTATATTTATGACATGAAACAGAAAAAATATCAGCTTCAGCAAGTGGGAGCCAGCGGTTCCTACAGCCGCTACGCTCTCGTGGCAGAGGGCGTGAGCAGGGTTACAGACTCCACCACCATCGAGCAGCAGTATGGGAAGGATACCAGTTTCCTGGGCTCCGGTGAAGTGGGCGATGCCACTACAGGCATCCTGGAGACTTCAGACGGCAAACTCTTCGAGTATATCAACTATGGCGATGACAACGACATGCCATACATCCTGCAGCAGTTGATGCGCCGCAACATGGTGGCGCAGCGAGCCATGGCGTTCAACGTCCAGTGCTGCTACGGGCAGGGCTTACGCTTCATGGACCGAGAGACAAAGCAGGACACCACCGACAGCGAGATCCGCGACTTCTGCCTGAAGAACTCCATCCATGAGGTCTTCATGCAGCAGGCAACCGACATGAAGTTCTTCTTCTGGTCGGTAGAGGTCATCATCCTAAGCCGTGACCACTCCAAGATTGTCAATATCCGCCACAAGGACGTTTCCTATTGCCGCCTGGAGGTACCAAATGACAAGGGGCGCATAGAGCATGTCTTCTTCGGTGACTTCCGCAACATCATGTCGCCGGTACATACCGAGGTCATTCCGCTGCTCGACTTCTACGACCCGCTGGGCGACCTTATGGCGCGCATGGGCAAGGCTCCCGACCCATACACAGGCATCAGGGGCAAGGCACCCGAGATGGGCAAGGACTGCAAGTTTGCCATCATATCCCGCATCCCGACACCCGGACTGCAGTACTATCCGATACCATACTATGCCAGCGTCTTCGACGATGCCTGGTACGACATCTACCGACTCATCGGTATCGGCAAGCGCTACATGATCAAGAACACGTCCGCTCCTCGCATCCAGATAGAGGTGCACCGCGACTACTGGGAAGAGCTCTGCAACAACGAGGACATCATCGACCCGGATAAGCGCAAGGAGCGCATCCTGCAGGAGAAGGACAACATCATCAACTTCGTGTGCGGACCGGAAAATGCAGGCAAGGCACTCATCACGGGCTACTACTTCGACCCCAACGGCAAGGAGCAGCGCATGGTGCGCATCATCAACCTCTCAGAGGGCAGCAAGAAGGAGGGTGGCGACTGGGCAGACGACATGAGCGAGGCATCCAATGCCCTCTGCTTCTCGTATGGCGTGCATCCAAACCTCATCGGAGCCACGCCAGGCAAGAGTCAGATGAACAATTCCGGCTCAGACAAGCGAGAGCTCTTCATCCTCAAGCAGTCGCTCGAGAAGGCTTGCCACGACATCATGTGCAAGCCTTATCACGTCATCTCCCACTACAATGGCTATGCCGACCGTGGAGTAACCGTAGATGTGCCGATGATAGAACTCACGACACTCGACAAGAATAAGGATCAACAGACATCAATAGTTTCAAACAATGGCAACAATGAAGATTCAGATCAGCAAGGATGACTTCGAGCAGAGCATCCTTGCAGCCACCAGCTCGCACTCTGAGGTGTTCGAGTCGGTGGAACCGCATTTCAAGGAGTCCTATCTGCGGCTCTGCCAGCAGATACTGGGCGAGGTAGGAGAGGCGGCACTGGAGACCAGCGACGACCTGCGTGAAGCAGTCATCAAGGCGGTGTGCCTCGATGCCTTCCTCGGCGTAGTCAGACACCTCGACCTCGTGCTTACGCCTACAGGTTTTGGCGTTGTGGCAAACAACGAAGTCTCTCCGGCAAGTTCCTCCAGAGTAGAGGCACTCATTGAGCAATGCCGCATAGCCCTCATTGTGGCTCAAGACACAGTAATGACTCTTCTCACCGATGTTCCAGGCTGGGGGAGCACCCTACAGGCAAAGCAGGGCATCCAGACGGTTTTGTGGAGCATAGAGGGTTATTGTTATCTCACGAGACAGACCAGCATGACCTCCAAGGACTGGATGTCCAAGCTGGCAGCCATGCAGGAGGCAGACGCCACCCTGCGCAAGCTGGTGTCCGACGAGCAGATGGATGACATCATGTGTCTGGTCAGAGGGGTGAGAGAGGGCAATGAGTTTGAAGGAAGCGTGCGCCTCATGCTGAGCCGCAGCCTGATCATGTTGGCAAACGACAGGCTGTCGGCATACTCCAACGAGCGTGCGAGACTGCTCAGATACTTAGATGCACATCTCGATAAATTCACATTATATGCGGATTCATCGGCATATAAGGCTAACCATTTCAAAGAGTTCGACAATGAAAAATCAAAACCTGCCTTCGTTTTCAATTCATAAAGATGGTACACAAGAGTTCAATTTCAAGGCGCCGTCTTCGTGGGCGGAACTTTCAGAGGATCAGTTGCGCTATGTCCTCAGCGTCATGTCGATTCACCATGACCGCATCGTCATCAAATGCTACCTTCTCGCAAGGTTCTGCGGACTTACCGTACACAAGTACACAAGAACCGGGTGGAAATGCAGCGTTAAATGCGGTGAAAGCGGTGAAAATGGCGATGCTAAGACTGGGAAAGTGTGCGAGAGAGTCCTGTATATCAGTGCTGCAGAAATCCTCTCCCTGCTAAGAAACTTCGATTTCATCGACAAATTTACCGATTTTCGGCCTTTGCAGAGAGCAAGTGACGTTCTACTAACAGCAGTTGACAGCATGCTTCATGATGTCAGCTTCTACGATTACCTCAATATCGAGAAGAACTACCAGCTGTTCATGCTTAACCAGGAAGACAAGTTCCTGCAGAAGATGGCGCACCTCATGTACAGAACCGAAGATGGTTCTGCCGATGAAACCGCCCATTTTGAGCCTTATGAGCTTCTGGGCGTCTTCATGTGGTTCTCCAGCGTCAAGGAGTATTTCGCCGCCAACTTCCCTCACTTCTTCAAACCGGCAAGAGAGGGTGGAGAGCTGCGCCGTGTGGACATTCTTCCTGCCATGCAGGCGCAGATCAGGGCACTCACCGATGGCGACGTGACCAAACAGCAGGCAGTCTATAATACCGACTGCTGGGCTGCCCTCACGGAGCTTGACAACAAGGCACGGGAGGCAGAGGTGTTCAAGGAGCGTAACAGGCAAAACAGTTAAAATTACAGCACATGACAGTAAAAAACTTCGATTCCATCGCATATTTCAAGCAGCTGGCTGCCGAATGCAGAACCTGCAGGGATTATAATTTTGTCGCAACAGAGTGTTCCGGACCCGATTCCATCCAGGGAGTCATGCAGCAGTTCCGCAAGGCTTCCAACTTCATCATGGTGTCAGACACCGTTGACAGCAACACCCATTCCGTCGGAGAGGGCTTCTTTGATCGCAACGTCTATACCGTCTGGATCCTGGCAGGCTACCGACGCGAGGACATGGCAGACCGTGAGCAGAAGCTTAACATCTGCCGCTATATCTTCCGCCAGTTCCTCAGCCGTATGCTTCACGACAAGAGCCGTGAGGCATACGACGGGCAGATGGAGTTCCTGGACCTCACGCAGGTCTATTCGAGCGAGCTGGGCAGATGGTCCATGAATGGCGTCACAGGACTCTATTTCATGGTCACATCAGACGAACCTATCGACATACAGTATGACGAGAGCCTATGGCAGACCAGTCAACCATAGACGACCTGCTCAAGTACGAGCATGGTTGGGCTGATTCCATGGGCGAGTTCTGGCGAGAGCGCATGGAGCGGCTGCGTACCATCGATACCGGAGCATTATACCGCAGCATCAAGGCGCATATCGAGCAGGGCTCGACAACGACCATTGAGCACAATTTCCTCATGTACGGCATCTATGTTGCAGCAGGCGTTGGTCCGGCTCATGAGTGGTACCGCTGGAGCCAGGGAGCTAAAATCCGACGCATCAACGGTGGAGATCTCAACTTCCTCGGCGAGGAATACCGAGAGGAGCAGGGACTTGACAAGCCAAAGAAGGTGGGTCCTGCATGGGGCGGCAGGGTTGCCGGTGGTGACCCGAAGGGACCTCGCGACTGGTTCAGCCGAAAGTACTACTCGTCAGTCATGAAGCTCAATGAGCATGAAGCGGAATTCTATGGAGAGCGCTATCAGGGCTTAATGGCATCAGCCATCACGGAAATGTTTACAGGCATAGGAGCCGCACGCAACCTTTAGGGAGCGTATTTTTATCGGTTCCATCGGCATATTATCTTTGCAGACAAAAAAATAAATGGCAGACAAATTAGACAAGAGCAACCTTCAGACCCTCTTCGAGGGCATCAGAGACGAGCGACGCCTGCAGGCCAACACGGCAAACCGCATCGGAAACGCCTTCCTCTCGCTGCTGCACTTCTGTGCCGATGAGACCTCAGACAAGTATCTGAGCAGGCAGCATGATGATGCTGCTGAGGGCATGATTACCTTCCTGCGTGGACTCATCTCCGAGCAGATGGCGCAGCTCAAGGCGGGTGCACAGTTCGGTGACTTTGTCTCCGGGCTGTACAACGGCAAGGGCGCACAGGTCGATGACAATGGCAATGCAGAGGTTGAGAGCATCACCGTCCGCACATACATGCGGGTCATGGAGCTGATTGTCAACCGCCTGTCTGCGCAGGAGGGTGACACCTTCTTCACGGAGAGCGACACCATCGAGAGCGTTGACAGCCTGGGTGATGGATGCTATGGCCTGCACCTCCGCTCCAAGTATAGTGGATACTTCACGGCGCAGCATGTGGGCAACGTCATCAAGGGTGTGGTCAACAACATCGCCTCGGCAGCCAATTCAGGCACTTCGGCTGATTACTACACCTCATGGATGAGAGTCAACAGCGTCAACGCGGTTAAGAATTACATCGAGGTCACCCTCTATCCTGATGCCGATGTTCCGGCAGGCAAGAACTTCCCGCCGTGCGAGCTCATGAACATCGCCCGTTATGGCAACCAGACCGAAGAGTCGCTGCAGAGCTGCTTCTACATCTCCAGTTCCGAGGGGCGCATAGTCAAGCTGACGGGCGTCACCAAGCCGATACTGGATGATTACAACTACGGCATGGTCTTCGGCGACATGCCTGAGTTCGTCAAGTCGCTCGACCTTCCCATCGTCAAGGGCAGGGATTATCTCTATGCAGCCGGCATCATCACCCAGGACATCATACAGATCGACTACCATGGCAAGCCGATAGTCGATTATATAGACCGGGGACAGTGGTCAGGCAAGGCAGACTATTTCTGCTCAGCCCTCAATCCAGATACCGGCAAATTCGAGACATCAGATGTTTGGTACACAGGGTGCAAGTGGCGATGCCAGAAAACCGGTACCCATACCGCACCACGGTGGAACAATACCGACTGGGCGATGATAGAGGGCAATCCGGCATTCACCATTGACTTTCTCGAAGACGAGACGATCTATGACTTCGACAACTTCCGGGCTCCGCTGACTGTCGTTGCTACGCTCTACGGCCAGGATATTACCTCAGATATCCTCGACAGCGACGTAGCCTGGACCAGATACACCGAGAACAAGGCCGGTGAACAGAGAGTAACCAGCGACAACATTTGGGCACTCGAAGTCGGATCCAAGGCAGGCAAGGCTATCGTCCTGACCCAGTCAGACCTCTCCGTCGACAGCGAGGGAGTTCCGGCTAAGATCAGGTTCACGGCAACTGTTACACTTCGTGATGGTCTGGGCGATGAGGTCGCCCAAGATTCCATCACACTGGAATGTGTTTAATAACATATAAACAATGAAATACAAAAGATTAGACATCAAGTACACGCCTCTGCAGGTACATTACTCCAAATCCGTGTCAGGCAGCGTTCCGCTCGAACAGGCCTATGATGCTGATCAGGATGAGTATTCTCCTGATTACAGGCTGACGCCATGCGCCTTACTGCCGGTCATCAGCATCATTGACCGAGATGGCATACTCCCGAGTGGACGTGTCAACAGCGAGCTGACAGACATCGCCTGGTATAGAGTGGAAAACGGAGTGGAGGGCAATGCGCTGGTTACGACACCCAAGCAGCATGTCATCACATCGTCCGGCAATGATGCCGGCAAACTGCTCTGGTATATCAACGCAGCACCGCAGAAGCCGATACTGCTCCGCTTCAAGGCGAAGTACCTGGACACCCGAACCAACGAGGTGCGCAATATTACGATGGACTACTCCATCAACTGCAAGAATGCGACCATCTACAAGCCGACGCTCCTGCTGTCAAGCGGTGACCGCTACTACAACCCACTCCGTGATACCGACAAGCAGGTCATCAATGCATCCCTGCGCCTCGGATCAGAGGAGTGCGCCAAGAACAAGCGCCAGTTCGTCTGGGAACTTCTCCGGAGTCGTGGACAGTTTTCCGCAGTTACTGCAGATGACCTGGAGATCAAGATATCCGATGATGGTGCATCCGTTACGCTAGACCGCTCTCTCATGGGCAAGCGCATCTGCATCAGATGCAGAGCCAGATACTCTGCTGCAGGCAATCCGGCAAGCGTAGAGCTCAACGATGCAACCCCATTCAAGATAGTCAACATCGTCAGGAGAATTCCGTTCTACGATTACGACATGATTGACATCGTAGACGAGGTGCTGCCAGATACCAAGCAGGTCAAGGCAAAGGCTACCATCTTCGACAATATCGGCGATATTGCAGACCCTACAAGAGAACTGCAGGTGCTCTGGTGGATGGCACCGAATAATTCGGTACACTTCGAGAATGCTGTACTCGTAGGCCATGGCATGACACCGAGTGTTTCTACAGAACTGCTGGATCCGAACAGGGGCTCCATCCTTGCCTTGGAGGTCAAGGATTTGGCTCCTTTGGCTCTGGCCATGGATGCAGACGGCAAGGTGTTCATGGATGCGGACGGCAATCCGTTTATTTTTCACTAATAATTATTTAAAAAATATGGAAAGATACATCAAGGCAAACCGCAAGGTCGTGGAGTTTCTCCAGCTGACCGAGGACAGAACAGAACTTCCAGACGGCAACTTCATTCTCTGGTGCCAGGACATCCTGCCGCTTGTGGATTCTATCGTGTTTCAGGAAACGCTGTCCAAGATTGGCGCTATCGCCATGGATGGCCAGACAGCCCGTAAGGAGCAGGACGGCGAAGTGTGCAACAAGCTGCCTGTTGCTATAGACAGCAGATTCATCATGAGAGAGGAGGCAAGGGATGAGTAGTGCAAGCAAATCGGTCAACATCACGTTCCTGCAGAAGATGGGCACTTTCACGCCGTCAATCCAGTCTCCTGATGGGGATCTCTACCAGGAGTACCGGAAGAACGGCGACGTCGTTACCGTCTATCCCGACTTCTCGCAGTCACAGCCTAAGCTCTATTTCGTAGTCATCTCATCGAGGGCTGCAGACGGTGTCACGACACCAGTTTCCATGCAGTTCTTCTTCAACGAGACTGAGATACCGTTCAACAGCGCAGGCAAATCAACCGGCCTCTTCGATGGTCTCTTCGAGATTATCAGACCAAGTGCATCGCAGTTCTACTGGGGGCTGAAAATATGCAACAACCTGGTAAAGGCATCCAATTATACTGCCATCAACATCAAGATGATCGGCAAGGTATCAGAGAGATCCAATCAACAGGAGATTACCGATAGTGTACAGGCTGTCTACGAGATACCGGTTGGTCCATATACAGGCGTAGCCTATCGAGTGACCATCAAGGCTCCAGAGAATGATACGCACAACTTTATACTCAACAGCAAGGATGACAGCTGTCAGCTCGAGGCTAAGGCAACGCAGGGCAATGATACCATTAAGACTGTCCTCTACTACAAGTGGTACCGTGCAACCAACAGCATCACTGGCTGGGAGCAGATTGCAGGAGCAAGCGGTAAAACCATTACAGTCAAGGCTTCTGAGGTCGATTGCACGCGTGAGTTCATGGTTGAGGTTTACAATGACAAGGCCATGGGCAAGGACAATCTTCTTGGATTCGACTTTGTCACGGTCATCGATGCGTCGGATCCGTTCGACATCGAGCCGAACCCTACACCTGCCGATGAGTCTATCAGCGAGGACGAGGCAGGCAATGGTACTGTGACCTATACACCGAGGTTGGTTGTCAGAGGCAAGTCGGAGACGGTAGATACGAAGTTCTATTTCACTCTGAAGTCCGGGTCTGGCGTTGTCCTCAATACAGAGGCATCACGCAAGCCTACAGTCCAGCTGAGTTCGTTCGCAGTGACGAGAGCAGACTGCATACACGCAGGATACGGCAACGTTGCATTAACAATTCAATCCGTTAAATAGCCTATGAGTGTTATCACAAGACTGATTAAGTTTCTCCGAGTCGGTGTCGGCATATCCAACACTGACTTGGAATATGCCGAGTCAACAAGTCAGACAACTGCACCGATAGAGGGCTGGCAGACAACAGCACCAAAGTGGCGTAAGGGCCACTATATCTGGAGCCGAACGCACATCTACTACACCGATGGCAATGAGAAGGTGTCCACGCCTATGTGTCTGTCTGTAGCAAGGAGCATAGACCGCATCGAGGAGTGCTACTACTCTTCCACATCTTCTACGGCCATCACCGGAGGTGCATGGGCTAAGGGTAAGTCTCCAGCGTGGGTGAGCGGCAGATTCATCTGGACAAAGTCCATCATCTACTTCACAGATGGAACCTCTACTGAGACTACTCCTATATGTTGTACTGGTGGACAAGGTCCGCAGGGCAAACCTGGAGAAAATGGCAAGGATGGTGCTGATGGAGCCGCTGGCAAGGATGCTATCAACATACAGATTTCAATGCCGGCTATCGTACACAAAAAAAGTCCATTCGCCGGCACGTATGCTGTTGACGTGAGAGCTTACAAAGCAGGAGTTGAATTAGCTAGTTCTGTCAAAGTGAGTGTTCCATCTAATTACGCCAGCTCTGTTAAGGCTAGTGTGATTAACAACGACAGAGGAAAGAGAGTTATTGTAGTGATAGGAGCGAATATTGATGTCAATACCAATTTAGCTTTAGCAGTCAAAGTCGAGAATGTTACATACGAGTATACGATACCTGTCAAGACAATAGCCGATGGCGAGGATGGCAAGAGAGGCGAAACCGGCGCAACGCTTCGCGGTCCTCAGTCTTGGAATAATTGCGGTATTGGCTATGACTTCCAGTGCGGTGCTTCCGGTGAGGAGTGGAAAGATGTCGTTATCTACAACAGCGGCTTTTACAGCTGCATCAAGAGTCACATCAAGTCTGAAACCAACTTCCCAGGCAGCGATGAGGACCAAAACAACCATTATTGGAGGCTTGGCAGCCCGATTGAAATGGTAATTGCCAAAATCATCTTGACTCAATATCAGCTTGTTGACAACCTGGGAGTCAAGGTCATCGAGATGAAGGATGAAAATGACAACATCATGTTCCTAGCAAAGGACGGAAAAGTTATCTGCAATGGAGGAATATTCCAGAATATTAGCGTCTCGGGTGATATCTCTGTCGGAAGACTGAGATACAACGAAAATACGGTTACTGATGGTACTAGTGTCATCAATGGCTCTTTTATCAGAGGTGGTGGTACCTATGTCCTACCGCACCTAAGCGATGGAGAATTCATGCGCATTGTGGTCTTCAATCCTATCATAACGCGCAGTACACCGCTAGCGACACTTAAGGGCGAGCAGGAAATGGACGCATTCATGGCGGCAGGCAGCAGTTTCTTCTTGAATAGAGAGGCTACCATAGGAGTTTATGGCTGGTGTGAACTAATCGGCACGAGTCAGAATGGTCACACAATTTGGGTATATAGTGTAGTAGAGAATAAACAAAATTAGAATAGTTAAATGGAAGGTAAGAAATTCAATTCCGTGGCGAAAGTCACAACCGTCAACAGCAATCAGAGAGTACTGCTGACAGACCAGAATGGCAATATCACTACCATCGGCATGGATGCCCTTAAGGCTGACCTTGCAGTCGGGCAGCATGCCTGGTGCGGCCGAGTGTGGAATACTGCCAATGCAACGCCTAAGGCGGCATCATACATTGGCTCACTTGAATTGCTGAAGGAGTTGCCATACATCCTAGGACTTGGCGCATATTTGGTCAAGAATGACCACAGCCGCAGAAAGCTCGACAGCAAGGATCACCACAAGTATGCTACTGGTGAACCGGCAAGGCTGGATGGTACAGAAGGTCACTATCAGTGGGGCTGGGGCAGAAAATTCTACGTTGTCATCAAGGATATTGGCGGATTGCACTATGAGCAGATTGGCATCAAGCCAATACCAGGTGAATACAATCTCGAGATACCAATCGGCAGTCTTTCTGCAGCGGGCTTCGCTACTATTGAGCGTAGTACCGGACGCCTGGTTAGTTACATCAACGATGCAGCTAACTACCGTGGTGGCGACAACAATGCTACCTATGATGGCAAGAGCAATACGTTGCTGGGCAGACCTGCTACCGCTATGACTACAGAGCAGTTCAGAGCTGCAGCACGTAAAAACGGCAAGGGTTGGCTTTGCACAACCATGCGACATACTTCCATTGTCGCAATTCTGTTCAGTGTCATCTTCGGTACTCATTATGATCAGGATGCAGTCAATGCCAACAAGGATGCCAACGGCCTCTTCCAAGGTGGACTCGGATCAGGCTTGACGCAGATGCCGAACTGGGAAGCCTACAATGGTTGGCGACCAGTTGCACCAATGAGTGCAGGCATTGAGCTTGGTGATTCATGTGGAGAAGCGACCTATGCAGTTAAGAATGACGCAGGCACAACGGTCTATAATGCCAAGATTCCATGTTTCTTCGGTTACAAGAACGGCTTCGGCAATCTCTGGCGAATGATGGATGATGAGTTCTGCCAGGTGAATAGTGACAAGACCATGACCCACCTGGTCGCTCCGTCTATTTACGGCTCCTGGACTATCGGCAATGCTACCGGCATGAAGGCGTTGAGCAAGTCACCTGGCGGTGGTGAAGGATATATCAAGACCTTGTCGATGGAGCATCTGGAGAACTTCTGTACGCAGATTGGTGCTACAGAGTCAACCTATTCGACAAGTTATTTTTGGAATACGTCAAACGCTACTTCCGGTTTTCGCTTGTGTTTGCGCGGTGGCCGCGCTAACTCTGGTGGTCAGTGCGGTCTTTCGACGCTCGACGTGAGCGATGCTGTCTCGGATTCCCATGTGAGCTGCGGTGCGGCCCTCTGCGAAGCAGCATCCGAGTGGTCATTGGAACCAGTGTATTACGAGGCGGCCTAAAGTGTTCAGAGGTGTGCTGGCGTGAGCAGGAGTGTGCGGGATTGACCAAGGTTCCCAAGCGGAGCCAAGGGCAATCCTGAGCACCCTGCGAGCGTAGCGAGCAAACCCTACCGCCCTTGGGCGGTCGATTTTTTTTGAAATTTCGCTCTTTGACATTCTTTCATTCCGATTTTTTTCAGTACCTTTGCAGGCGGTTTTCAAACCAGGCTGTGATTCCTGCGCCGGTTTTCGCTTGTGTTTGCGCGGTGGCAACGCTAACAATGGTGGTCAATGCGGTCTTTCGACGCTCAACGTGAACAATGCTGTCTCGGATTCCAATGTGAACTACGGTGCGGCCCTCAACTTAACAAGATACTGCAGGTTAGTTTGCTTAGCTGCAGAGATTTCGGGAGTCAGGCCTTGCCTCATGGCAAAACATACACTTTAGCAGAATAGCTAGTAGATGATGACAATGGGTCATCCGGTCGAAAGTTAGGACATTAGAAAAGCAGACAACAGACACAGACACCGACATTTATACAGACACCGACCTTTTTTTATATTTACATAAAATTTTAAAAAGCAAGTGAAGAGGTTAGGCAACATTTCACAGGAGGTGGAGACTTTGCAAAATTTTCGTGAAGCATTTTTTGATTTTTCCCGACACAAGAAGTCCCGTCTCTCTGTTCAAGCATTTGAGGCAGAGTTTGAGGCAAATCTTCAAGCCCTGCTAAATGCCTATACCCATCAGACTTGGCATACATCAGACTATGAGGCCAAGCCGGTTGAAAAACCCAAGCATCGCATAGTCAATAAGTTGCCTGTTGGCGATCATGTCATTCAGCATGCAGCCATGCACACCAGTGAAGATAAGTTGAGAGCCAAGATTCCGTTCAACAGTCCAGCTGGTACCAAGGGGCGTGGCACGCATTTCTTCTACAAGATTATCAAGCATGACATCTTTACCTCGCCACAGCAAGACACATTCTATTGCTTGCCCATGGATATACACCATTATTTCCAAAATGTTGAGCATAATCTGCTCAAGAGAGAGTACAGGTTGTATATCAAGGACCGCAAGTTGCTTGCTTTCATCGATGAAGTCGTTGACAGCTATGCCAACGGCATAGTGCTGGGTGTCAAGCTCACACAACTTTTGGGACAACTGTTTCTGGCGAGGTTTGACTATCTCGCCATGCGGTGTTTTGATATACTCCAAGACCCCGAAAAACACGGTTATTGGCAGGCTCGATACGTCACGGACATGCTCCTCACATGCCGCTCGGAGCAGCAGGCAAGAGTATTAAATATGGGGGGGTAAAATCCCTCAATGAGCGCTTCGACCGTTTCTGCCGCGATGGGCTCAAACATTATTATAGATTCATGGACAATATCTTCATCATGCATGAAGATAAGGTCTTCTTACGCCTCATGGCGGAGCTTGCAGTCATGCACTTGGCTAGAGACTGGAAGCTGAGCATCAATAAAAGTTGGAATATTCATCGTACATGTGACGGCATAGACTTCTGTGGACAGAAGATCTTTGCCGATCATGCCCTTTTGCGCAAGCGCACCAAGCAGGCACTCTGTGCCCAGGTGGCAAGATTGCGCAAACGTGGACTTAGCGATGAAAAGATCCGGCGCAAGGCAGCATCCAGGCTAGGCCTTGTCAAACACGCAGACACAAAAAACTTATTAAATAAAATCGGTATGAAAAAGTATGGTCAGATTGTGAAAGCCCGCAAGGGCGAGGTTCCCTTCGAGGGCATGAGTTTGGCACAGAAGAAGCATCCAGGCGATATCCTGTGCCACAACATTGAGGACTATGACAAGTTCCTCATCCTCATAGAGGATTACAAGATTGATAAGTCGAGAGTTGATTTCAAGATGGAGCAGGTTGAAGAGGTTGACGACCAGGGTATCAAGCGAATGGTCACCAAGAAGGTGCCCAAAGACCGCCTCGCCATCCGCTTCCGTTTCATTGATCATGTAAAGAAGACGGGGCTGTTCGATGAGCAGGGCGATGAGATTGAGGAGCCGGTGTGGCAGCCAGAGTCGTGGTGGCTCTTTACTGGATCTGACATCTTGGTTGACCAGGCACGCAAGGAGTGGGAACTGTTGGATAAAGGCTTCTACACCGTTGCAGCAGAACTCACCAACAAGTTTGGCAAGAAATTTTATAAGTTTATATAGATGCACAAGAAATTTTATCTTTGTCGCATGTCATTCTTGAGATATGACAGCGAGCATTTTCTCCTGTTCCTGAGTGAACAGAGAGTTGACAACTATCACCCAGACACCAATATGTCGGAGTCTGATGGCGATAGTCAGGCAGTAACAGCCTACAGCTACGAGGGCAGTGAGATCGACGGCTCCACCAAGATTGAGGCTAAGTCGGCAAGCTATCGCGAGTTCGTGAATGGTCTGGTTCGTACTAAGTACAGCCAGAGCGATGTCGAAGCCATCCTGTGCAACCATGGTGATGGCAACAAGGAGCACGAGACGGAGTACCTGACATTCCAGAATTGGCGAGAGCAGGCTAAGCAGATGGCCAAGGAACTGCTCGACCGTGATATCTCATAGTTTTCAGATACGGCAGGAGGGGGAATAGTCCTTTCTGCCGTATTTTTATATATCTTATATTATATGTACCTTTGTGCCAGATTTAATCAGGTACAGATATGCAGAGAAATACCAAGGATTGGATACACTACAGCTCTGCTGGCATAGTTCTGATTGCTGGCATTGTGCTCGTGTACATCAGCTTTTTTTTGTCCCACGACGTCACGTCTAACGTCTTGTGGTACTTTGGGCAGAGTCTGGTTTACGTGGCAACCGTCTTTGGTTTCGCACTGACTTTTGACACCCGAGTTAAAGACATTATCAATAAATATTTCAATAACAAAAATGGCACGCAAGATTAAGAAAATTTTCATTCATTGTACAGCAAGCCGACAGTCATGGTCTGTCGATGCCTTGCTCAAGGAGTTCACCAACAAGGGCTGGCACTATCCAGGATACCACTGGGTCGTGACCGCTGACGGCAGACGTACGCAGCTCATGACAGAAGACCTGCCATCCAACGGAGTCGCGGGACATAATTTCGATTCCATCAACGTGGCATACATGGGCGGCATTTCTCGCACAGGCAAGCCTATAGACAACCGCACGGAGGCTCAGAAAAAGGCGTTGCGTGAGTTGCTTGAGGAACTGAGAAAGCGCTATCCTGATGCCAAGATCATGGGACATCGCGACATCTCGCCTGACAAGAACCACAATGGAGTGGTCGATCCGTGGGAGCGCATCAAGGAGTGTCCTTGCTTCGACGCCATTCCTGAGTATGCTGACATTTAAATCAATGGGATATGCAGAAACATCTCAAGTCTATCATCATGACCATATCGGTGATATTGGTCATCATCGCCTGCGTCTGGATTTCTGACCATCGACGGCAGCGAGCGGAGCAGGAACTGAGAGAACAGCTCAATGGGCTGAAACTTCAGTATGCTCCAGCCGAGCGAGACACCATCCGCGATTCGGTCCAGGTCATCACGCAGCAGGTGCTGCAGATGCCTGCAGAGGAGTACAAACTTCAAGCCTACGACCGCCAGCTGCTCCATGACCTGGACATACGTCTTGGCCAGGTCATGGTAGACCAGCGCACAAGTCTGAGTTCTGCTGATACTGTCAAGACTGACCGCAGCGATTCTGTATATACTTATTGCGACCGATGGCTCAGTTTCCGTCTCAACACGGCAGACTCCATCTTGACATACAAGGCGAGAGACAGCCTCCAGACCATCGTCTACAGGCAGTACAAGCACAGATTCCTCTGGTGGCGATGGGGCACCAGAGGCTATGACATCAAGGTCATCAACTTCAATCCCCATTCCAACATATTATATAACAGCTATATACAAGTCAACCGATAATGGCAAGACAAGAGGTATATACAACAGTCATCAAGCTCAACTCAGAGGAGGCAAAGAACCGACTCAAAGAGTTAGAGGACAGAGTCGCTCGTCTGAAGAAGGCAAAACAAGATGCCTTCTCGGCGGGCGATTCCCGTTTAGGCGCATCCCTCGCCAAGGATCTGAAGGCCGCAGAGCGAGAGATGAAGCAATTCAAGAACTCAACCATGAGCGTCAAGGAGACACTCGACAACCTGTCAAGTGCAAGCCTCGGACAGCTGGAGAAGGCTGCTAGACATCTGAAGGGGCAGATGAAGGCAGCGTCTGATCCTTCAGACTTCGCCAAGCTGGATGCACAACTCTCAAAGGTCAAGGAGCAGATGCTTGCCCTGAAGGGCGCAACACGCAAGGCTGATGAAGAAGCGAGACGCATGACGGCAACCGTGTCAAATCTGAAACATGCATCTCTCAACGATCTCAACTTTACTGCAGGCAGACTTCGCTCGCAGATGGCCGATTTCGACCCAAACACAACCATGTACGCCTCTAGAGCTTCGCAGCTGAAGCTGGTCGAGGCAGAGCTGGAACGCATCCGACAGAGCGAGCAGAAGGTGGTCACCCTCATGCAGCAGTATGACAAGGAGATTGACCGCACAAATGTGGACATCAAGGAGACCAAGCGGCAGATGCAGCTGGTAAATAACACAATGTCCAACCTCAAAACCTCTTCCATCCGTGACTTGGAGTACTCCATCAAGGCTCTTAACCAGCAGATGCAGGGCATGGAGCGTGGGACCGAACAGTTCAAGCAAATGGAGAGACAAGCCAAGCAGCTGAAGGCAGAACTGCAGGCAGTCAGAGCCGAAGGAGTAGCCCAGGAGTCCTGGATCAAACGCTCTGCCGATTGGTTCAACCGCATGCAGGGCATCGCCCTTGGAGCCGTTGCTGCCATCTCCGGCATCACCTTCACAGTAAAAAAATGTGTGGAGGAATATGCCAAGATGGATGATGAGATGACCAATGTACGCAAGTACACCGGTCAAGCAGCCGATGAGGTCGAGCGAATGAACGAAGACTTCAAGAAGATGGATACCCGCACACCTCGCCAGAAACTCAACCAACTGGCAGAGGATGCCGGCAGACTAGGCATCACATCGACTGCTGCAGTTGAAGATTTTGTTGATGGAGCCGATAAAATCAATGTCGCCCTCTGGGATGACCTCGGCGATAAAGCAGTCTCTCAAATCGGTAAACTCGCCCAGATGTTCGGCGAAGACAAGACCAAAGGTCTGCGAGGTGCCATGTTGGCGACAGGTTCTGCAGTCAATGAACTGGCTCAGAATTCCTCTGCCTCTGCCGGCTATCTCGTTGACTTCACCGCCCGTGTGGCTGGTGTCGGCAAGCAGGCAGGCTTTACACAGGCGCAGATTATGGGTCTCGCATCAGTTCTCGATCAGAACATGCAGCAAGACGAGACTGCTGCAACCGCAGTGCAGAACCTTCTGGCCAAGATGTTCCAGGACTCCGCAAAGTTTGCAAAGATTGCAGGACTCAATGTCAAGGACTTCGCCAACACCCTGAAGGAGGATGCCAACGGCGCACTCCTCCAGTTCCTGGCAGCCATGAGAGCCAAGGGCGGTTTTGCAGACCTCGCACCGATGTTCGAGGAAATGAAGATGGATGGATCCAGGGCTACTGGTGTCCTCACCGTCCTCGCTGATAAACTCGATGACATCAAGACTGCCCAGAACCTGGCAAACGAAGCCTATTCCGAAGGCACATCCGTCCTCAATGAGTTCGAGACGCAGAATGAGAGCGTACAGGCTCAACTTGACAAGGCGAGCAAGAAGTTCCTGGATCTCTCCATCGAACTGGGCCAGAAACTCTATCCTGCAGCACGATATTGCATATCTGCAGCCAGTCTCGGAGTTCGGGCACTCTCCACACTCGTTGATTTCGTCAAAGATTATTGGCGCATATTAATTGTGCTGACAGCCGCAATCGTCACCTATACAGCAGTATCTAAGGCAAAGTTGATAGCAGACAAGGCGCAGATGGCATGGTTGAACATCATGATTCTGCGCGAAAAGGCGCATCTCGTCCTTGTGGGTCTTAAGACATCAGCTCTCAAGACCATGGCAATCGTTCAGATGGCGTTGACACGTGAGATAAAACTGACCACTGCTGCGCAGATGTTGTGGAACAAAGTGTTGCTTGCCAACCCGATCACTGCCGTGATTGCTGTTGTTGTGGGTCTGACAGCCGCAATCGTCACACTCTCTAAAGAGACGAGCACAGCTGAGCAGGCTCAGCGTGACTACAATGATGCCGTGACCGATGCCAACAAGCAGGCAGCAGAAGAGGAGGCATCCATCATGCGCCTCGTTTCTGCCATCCAGTCCAACACCACAGCTGAGTCAGACCGCAAGTCAGCCCTGGAAGAACTCAACGGAAAGCTGATGCGTGAGCACCTCGGCAACATCACAGAGGAAGCAGTGCGAACCGGTCAAGCAACAAGGCAGATCCAGTCCTACATCGACATGATGAAGAAGAAAATCGTAATCGATGGCTTGCAGAAGAAGCTTGCTGAGTCTATAGCCAAGCAGGCTGAACAAGAAGACTTGCTAAACGAAGCTGACAACGACAAGCGTGGATTCTGGACAAAATTTTGGGGTCGTATTAACCCATTTGCAAGTGGTAAAACTAAGTTGTTAAACTTAGCTTCTGACAACAGAGAAGTGTTCATAGATGTGATGAACAAGAGCATTGAGCGTGAAAAGCAGTATCAGCAGAAGCTCATCGATAAAATTAAACAGCTAGAGTCCCAGCACTTCGAAATCAATGATCCGGAACCATGGCGCAACAATGGCTACAATGGCAAGGGCAATGATGGTACAATCATTAAGAAGCAGAGTACAGCCGGCACTCATCAGGTTTCAGAAAAAGAGCGCAAGGCTCGTGTCAAGGCAGGGAAGGCAGCTGCAGCCGAGGCACGTAAGCGCCAGGCTGAAGCCAAACGCAAGCAGAAGCAGGCAGCCGATAGCATCAAGGCTGAGACCAACGAACTGATGGCAGACAACGCTAAAGCCTATGCAGAAGGCAAGAAAACCTATCAGCAGTTCATCGATGACCGTCAAAACATCCAGATTAAGGGCTTTGCCAAGCTGAAACAGTTGTATGGAGCTGAGAGCAATGAGTACAAGCAGTTACTAGACAACCAGGTCAATGTTGTCAAGCAGCATGATACTGCCATTCAGAAAATGAATGAGCAGACCATTGAGCGTGAACGCCTACAGAAGGAGGCTAGCATCAAAGCTCAGTACAATGATGCCAGTTCTGCTATCTATCAGAATGATACCGCTCTCAATGAAGCCCTATATAAGAATGATGTCGAAGCCATGAAAAAACGGCTTGAACTCTACAAAGACAGAGAGGGCTGCGAGGAGTGGCTGGATCTGAAGGCTGAGATGGAACAGACTGAGCTCGACCACCAGCTGCAGATGCAGGAGTCATACCAGAACCAGCTGCGTGAACTCCGTCAGCAGTTTGGCAAGCAAGACTTGCAGGCACAGGAGACCATGTACCTCAATGGCCTTGACAATCTCTACAAGCAGGGATTGATCAAGGAGGAGGAATATCAGCAGATGAAGTTGGAGATAACCAAGCAGTTTGCTGCCCAGAGAGCGCAGATTGATGCTGATGACCATGGTGCTGGTAGCGCTCAGATAAAGATCAACAATAAGTCTTCTGAGATGGTCAACAGCGCCAGGGCTGCTGCAGGTGAGTCCCAGTCGACCAGCAATGCAACTCTGGGTGGATACTTCTCCTCACAAGTTGAGAACTATCAAAACACAATGGAGAAACTGAAGGAGTTGTATGGCAACGACAAGAAAAACCATGCTGCATACATGCAGGCTAAAGCGCAGATCACCTCTGATTACCTCAATGACCTGGTTGAAAAGACCGCTGTTGTTTACAATGGTATCAATGGTATTCTATCTGCGTCATCGTCATATGCTCAGGCATGCTCTGACCTCGAGCAGGCGAAGATCTCCAAGAACTACGAGAAGCAGATTGCTGCAGCTGGCAACAATTCGAAGAAAAAGAAAAAGTTGGAGGAGAAGCGAGACAAAGAACTGGCCGCTGCGAAGTCTAAGGCTAACAAAAAAGCCATGAAGATAGAAATTGCGCAGGCGATAGCATCTACAGCAATGTCTGCTATCAATGCCTACTCATCTGCTGCAGCTATACCAACAATAGGTTGGACATTAGCTCCTATAGCAGCAGGTATGGCCACAGCTGCTGGCATGATACAGCTTGCTGCTATCAAGAAGCAGCACCAGGCAGAGACTGCAGGTTATTACGAAGGTGGTTACACCGGTGGCAACCGCTACCGAAAGGAGGCTGGAGTTGTGCATGAAGGCGAATTCGTGGCTAATCACAATGCCGTCAACAACTCATCCATCCGTCCGGCTCTTGACCTCATCGATAGGGCCCAGCGCACCAATACAGTTGGCTCGCTGACCGCTGATGATATCACACGTTCTCTGGGACAGGGTAGCAGTACCGTGGTAGCTCCTGTTGTCAATGTCAATAATGATAACACCGAGGTGCGCCAGTCCCTCGATGGAGTTAATTCAGCAGTCACCAGACTCAACGAGAATATTGAGAGAGGTATCAAGGCAGATGTTTCAATCGCTGGCAGAGACGGCATCGACCGCAAACTCAATGAATATCATCGTATGCTTAACAACAAGTAGATATGATAACATGCATCATCAATGGCCATAAGGCCTATCCCATTTCTACATCATCCATCAAGGTGACATACGCAAACCAGTACGTCACCGATGACGGTGAGTACACTTATGACATCACCTTCCCCATGAATATCCTGGAGAACCGTGTCATATTCAAGAATGTCTCACGTTTGGAGGTCAAGAAGAACGTCGCCAAATACGATGACTGCAAGCTGTTCTGTAACAGCCAGCTCATCATGAGCGGTGTCGGTACAATACTCTCCGCGAATGAGAAAGAAATCAAACTGCAGATAGTCGGAGGCAAGTCCCGCATCAAGTTCAACGACCGCATGACCAAGCACTATATCGATGAGATACCGTTTGGCACAGCTGACAAGCCTGGTTATACAGTTGATAAGGGCTGGTCTCAGGGATTTAAAGACCTGCAAAAGATCAATGACATCTACAGACTTGATGAAGATAAGTCGAAGTTCCTGGGAGTGGAAGGAAAATGGTGCTTCGTACCTGTTCGTGACGAAACGAACGATATGATTGCCAATTTCGTTGGAGTGGATAAAACTAAGCAGTTCATCGGCTACAATGCACCATATATCGTGAACCTGGCAGTTCAGCCAAACCTGATGTATATCTTCCGCAAAGTGGTGGAGTACGAAGGATATACTCTCAAGCGCAACGACTTCGACTGTAAACCATGGAACCTTCTGTATATAGCTTCTGCCTACAAGACGCGTGAACTTAGCAAGGCGCTTCCTCATTGGTCTAGCTATACGTATATCGAGGAATTCAGAAAGCTCTTCAATGCTACAATCGTTTTTGACGATATTCTGAAGACCTGCTCGGTTATCAATGCTTCAGAACTGGCAACAGCTGATTCAATAGAGATAGAACCTCTGGACGAATACACGACAGACTACGATGAAGATGGCTCCTTCTCTACTTCATCTACGGCAAACCTGGAATACAATCTGGGCAGTTCTGCCAATAGAGACAATTATGAAGTTATCTCGAAAAAAGTTTTCGATAATTTTGAGATTGTTCATAGCAAAGAGTTAATGGGGGCAAACAAACAGTTTGCATCCACAACGCTATCATGGTCTGAAAAGCAAAAACGACAGACTATCATCGAGAATTTTGGCAATTACTATGTATATATGGTAGATGAAAATGATAACAAAAGCTGGAAACCTGTTGGCATCTGGTCACCACTTATCAGGGACAGCTCATCAGATGATTTTATAGATCTGAACATTTCACCCGTAGCTCAAGTAGTTGAAAATATCAATTTCAAGTCGGGGTTGTTGGAAGACAAGTATTACGAGAGACGGTGTCTTCTGTCAATGCCTAATGATAAGGAATCAGATTCCAAGGAGTACGATGTTGACGACGATGGCTATAGCTATACATCTGTCCAGGATGCGCTCGATGATGAATCAGCACTCGACAACTCAGAAGACGAGCAGGAATGCATGAATATTTTCTTCATTCTTCCAGGAAGGGTACAATCTACCGATGGTTCAACCACAAAACTATCTTGGGTTGGGGAAAAGTCCAGATGGCCACAGTTCCTGACCGACTATCGTATCAATGAGGGATTCAGACTCGGCATCGCCCATTTCGAGGATATCTATTTCTCGTTGTCGCTCTGCATGAAGAGCGAATTTGGTACAACCAGTCTGGGAACCTTACATGCTAGCGGTCTCAAAATAGACAATAAAAACTGCATGGAAGTCAAGTTCAAGTCAGATGACATACCTGATCCATCTAAGATTTACATCATCCGCAACAAGAGATTTGTGTGTGAGAAGATAGAGATGGAGGTCAAGGACGATGCCATCGAGCCAGTTTACACAGGCTATTTCTATATGCTATCATAATATATAATAAGGTGGGGAGCAGTCAGCCCTCCACCTTATTATATTATAGGATTCCCTGATAGTTCTTGATATACTCATTCGCCTTCTGTATGTCCTTAGGCGTATAGATGTCAGTAATGAGGATGGATGAGTGTCTCGCCTGGTCTCTGACCGACAAGACATCGGCATTGGCACGTAGCATGTTGGTGATGCCTGTATCCTTCAGACTGTAGAACTTGAAGCGAGGTGAGAGCTTCAGGTCTTTTCTCAGGACTCTAGTCCAGTAATCACGAAACATTTTCTCATTCTTTCTCTCCGGTCCTGGGCAGAACCCGTCAGAGAAGAGATAGTCCTGCCCAGGGTGTGAGAATATGTTGAGTTCCATCATCAGCTTGATGACATGAGTCGGCAGGGTGATTACTGCATCATTTCCGTTCTTCGTGTTCTCACCATGCAGGCTTATTGTCTGAGTCTTGACATGGATATCGCAGATTCTGAGATAGGACATCTCACGAGGGCGGATGAAGAGATAGTGGATGATTTCGCAAGCCAGCAGATAGTGCTTGTTGTGCTCCAGCAGGTAGTCTCTGATGAGCTGCATGGTACAATCCGGTATGACATCTCTGTTTTTCTTCTGTCTGTTCTTGATGCGTCCCAGTCCTTCAGTTGGATTTTTTGGGATATAGCCGCGAGCAAGCAGGTAGGTGGAAAAACTCTTAGTCCAGGCAAGATAGTTGTTGCGGGTCAGAACTGTGTTGTTTCGGTCGATGAATATATAGTCCAGGAACTTGCTCACATTACTTCTGTCCCATTGATAGGAGAAGTTGAGGACTATGTTTTTCTCCTTCTTCCATCTCTCCAGGATTCTGACACGACTGCTATAGTCAACAAAAGTCTCCTCACGCATGCTACCCTCGTTGCACATCTTGACGAGATAAGCCTTATATTTCTCGAGTACATCTTCCCACTTCGTATATTCCAGAGGCTGCAGAGCCTCAATCCATGGGTTCCAGCCAGCCATGAGCTTCTCGGTGAGACGCTTCATAATCTGGTCGGCATAGACACGCTGATTACGCTTGCCCTTGATATGGTCAAGCATGATTTTCTTCTTTCTCATGCGGTTGAGCTGAGGATCAAACGCCATGAAGGAGATATAACATTCAGATCTCTGATGAAAAACTGGAGGTTTCCAGCCAATGACACTGCTAAGTACAGTGTCATTCGAATTTGGAGCATAATTTTTTTTAGCCAT